GTATGAAGTATTTTGAAAGAACACCTATTAGAACAGCTATGGAAGGTGATTTTGATACTGGAAACGTAAGATACAAAGCTAGAGAAAGATACAGATTCGGTGTATCTGACTATAGAGGTATCTTCGGATCTTCAGGAGCAAGTTAATCGTAATTTTTTGTGGCGGGACATAGTCTCGCCACAATTAACTAATAGAAAGAATAATGACAGAATTTCTAGTAAACATTTGGGCCTACGATCATCATGCTAAATTTAAGGTTAAGTGTGAAGATAGCTCAACCTCACTAGAAAACGCTATACTTGACAAGTTGGGAGAAAAAAGTATAGTTTGGGAATATCTTGGAATATCTTATGATAACAAGATAAACAGAATAACCTATGAGGAGGTTATGGATGGAAAAAATGATGCAACACTTAAACGACCTTTACAAGCAAAAGAGGGGTCTGGACTTACAGTGGGAGCAAGAGCATCTTAAAGAGGGTAGGTATACTCTCGACATGGTTAAAATAGATCGACAAGTTAGAGATGTTTTAAGCCATATTAAGATGGCAGAAGCGCAAAGAGAACACCTGCGTAATAAAGTTGAAGACTCTGCTCCGCAAGTTTCCGTAGCTACTTAAACAAAAAGCTACATCGTTGGAAAAATTCACTCCACACTACAGGCTCTCTTGCACTCTATTCAAAACTAGTATATAAATTACCCACTATACATAAATAAATATTCTGCATAGACGCAGTATAGTCGACGGCCTAGAGACTATGTGGAATTAACTAGGAGAACAATCATGGCAAACACTACGTTTTCAGGACCGGTCATTTCTAAAAATGGCTTTATAAATACAGGCCCTGGTATGTCTGTTAGCTTAACAGCTGACACAACTTTAACTGTAGCAGCTCACGCTGGCAAAATTTTACTTACAAATGATGCAGATGGTAAATTTACTTTACCTTCAATCAATGTAAATGCAAATGGCGCAACAGCTGGCGATACAGATTACAATAACTTAAATAACATTGGCGCAAGTTTTCACTTTTATGTAGAAACTGCTGCAACTGATATGGACATCAAAACAGATGGTACTGACAAATTTAAAGGTGGTATTATGGTTGCTGTTGATGACGGCTCTAAAAAAGCTTTTATTCCAGCTGCAACAAATGATGTTATTACTATGAATGGTTCTACAAAAGGTGGAATCGTTGGTAGTGTAGTATCTTTCACAGCGATTGATACAATTACATACTTAGTCCACAATTCTTTATTGCTTGGATCAGGTACTATTGTAACACCATACGCAGATAGTTAATAAATAATTAGTGTGGGGCTTCGGCCCCACATGTAAATTTTAAGGAGATAAAATTATGTCAACATTCGGATCAGCAATTGATGGAGTTGCAACTAACGTAACTACTGAAACTAAAACTGTTCAGACTGGAAGAACTAGAGTATATGGAGTTCATATATCTGGTCCTAACGCAGCTGGAGTTTTAGAGCTTAAAGATGGTGGAGCAAGTGGAACATCAAAAGTAAAATTAGATAAAGGTGCTCATATTCATGATATGACAATTAATTTTCCTGTACCAATTTTATTTAAAACAGATGTTTACTCTGCATTTACTACTGAGCAGATTAAAGCTATAACTGTTTTTCATAGCGGCGGAAGTAATTAGTAGGAGAATAAATGGCTTTCTCAGGAACAGCTACATTCGAGAAAAACTTCTCGATCGATGAAATTATAACTGAGGCCTTTGAAAGATTAGGTTTCTTTGATTACTCTGGTAATGATTTAAGATCAGCTAGAAGATCATTAAACATAATGCTTCAAGAGTGGGACAATAGAGGTATTCATTTTTGGCAAGTTAGAGAACATGCTTTTAGTTTAATTAATGGTCAGAATGAATATGTAATATATAGATCACCAAGCGATGGATCTTCTAATGGTATTACAGCTACTTTAGCTAGCGCAATAAATACTACAGACACAACTATTCCACTTGAATCTGTTAACCAGATGCCTGAATCTGGAAAAATAAAAATTAATAATGAAATTATTTCTTACACAGGAATATCAACTTTAAGTTTAACAGGGGCTGTAAGAGGTGTGGATGATACTACTGCAGCTACTCACGCAGTAAATGACACTGTTACAAATTTTGTAAACATGGCTTCAGATATGTTAGAAGCTAGTTACAGAACTTCTTTAAATGTAGACTCACCTTTATCAAAAGTTAATAGATCACAATATTCAGCTTTCTCAAATAAATCAGCAACAGGTCAACCTTCTCAATATTGGGTTCAAAGGTTTATAGATAGAGTATCAATAACTTTATATTTAACTCCAGGTACAAACCAAGTTGGAGATTTTATATATTTTTATTACCTACAAAGATTACAAGATGCAGGTAAATATACAAACGAAGCAGATGTAGTTAATAGATTTGTACCTTGTATGTGTGCCGGTTTAGCTTATTATATGTCACAAAAGAAAGCACCTCAAAGAACTCAAGAGATGAAGTTACTTTATGAAGATGAATTAATGAGAGCATTAGAAGAAGATGGTTCATCTGCAAGTGTTTATATTTCACCTAAAACTTATTATCCGGAGATCTAATGGCGAAGTTTGCAAAAGGGAAACACGCTTTAGCAATTTCTGATCGAAGTGGTTTAGCTTTTCCTTGGAGAGAAATGGTTACTGAATGGAATGGTCAGTTTGTACATTACTCAGAGTATGAACGTAAGCAACCACAATTAGAACCAAGTCCTTTTGTATCGGACCCACAAGGTTTAGAAAAAGCAAGACCTCAAGTTGCACCTATAGCTACTCCAGATTTATTACCAGAAAATCCAATTAGTCAAACAAACCTTTCTGTTGTTGGTGCAGCTTATGTTGTTAACCAACCTAATAGTGGAATACTAGTAGGAGACGTTGTAAGATTAATGAGTATTCAAACTGATTTATTAGCTGCAGGTGGTTCGACTGGAACAAAAAAAACTATAGAAATGGAAACACTATTAAATACAAGTATAAGTTCTACAGATACTTCTTTAATCGTAAATGATGATCTTCCATTTTATACAAATGGTGGTTATATCGTTATTCAAAAAATTAATCCTGACACAGGATTTTTTGATAATGAAGTTATTCAGTACACAAGTTATAATTCTGGTTCAAGAACATTATCAGGTTTGGTTAGAGGAACTAATGCACCATTTAGAGGAGTAACTCCTGTTAAAACTAATGCAAGTTCTCATTCAAGTGGAGCAAAAATATGTGGTGCAAGATTAGTACATTCTTTAAATGAAACAACACAATCTCAAGCGGGTCAACCTTCAACAATAACTGTTGCTAATAGTTACAATTTAAAGGATAATGACTCAGGTAACTTATTTGTTTCACCAGTTGGAGCAGGAGGGGGCTTGAATTGTTTGGCAGGTCCTGTTAATAATAACTTTAACGCATATATAGCAGCTACATATTAATTATGACATACACAGAATTATTACAAAAAATTAAAGATTACACAGAAGTTGATTCAAATGTTTTTACATCGACTATTTTAGATGGAATTATTGAAAATGCAGAATTTAGAATTCTTAGAGATATTGATTCTGATAGTAATAGAAGATACGACACAGCTAATTTAATTACTTCAGATAGATTTATTAATAGACCAGCAGGTTTATTAATTGTGAGATCTGCACAGATAGTTGATTCTCAAGGAAGTTCTCAACCTAACAATAGAGAATTTTTACAATACAGAGATACTAGTTTTATGTCTGAATTTAATCCAACGGAAAGCACAGGGGTTCCAAAATATTACAGTTTATGGGACGAAGAAAAGATTGTAGTTGCACCTACACCTGATGCTACTTACACAATTCAATTAAATTATATCTTGAAAGATCCCGGATTATCTAGTACAAATACTACAACATATATAAGTCTAAATTTTCCCAACGGACTACTATATGCATGCCTAGTCGAGGCCTATGGATTTTTAAAAGGCCCACAAGACCTCTTGCAATTATACGAAGGAAAGTATAAACAAGTGGTAGAAGGCTTCTCAATAGAACAAATGGGAAGAAGAAGACGAGACGAATATCAAAGTGGTGTTCCTCGAATAGGAAAATAAGGAGATATATTATGGCTATAACACAAGCGATCGCAAATGCTTTCAAAAAACAATTACTAGAAGGTGATGCAAGTTTTAAATCATCTGGTGGTGATGTTTTTAAACTAGCTCTTTACACTTCTTCAGCAACTCTAAACTCATCAACTACTGCATTTACAACTTCTAATGAAGTTGCGAATACAGGAACTTACGCTTCAGGTGGAGATAAACTAACAGGTCAAAATACATCAATTGCTTCAGGCGTTGCAATTGTTGATTTTGCAGATTTATCTTTTACAGGTGTAACGTTGACTGCTAGAGGAGCTATGATCTACAACACATCTTCAGCAGTTACTAATGCTACAGTTTGTGTTTTAGATTTTGGAGGAAATAAGACAGCTACTTCGGGAACTTTTACAATTCAGTTTCCAGCATTTACTACAGCAGCAGCTATATTAAGAATTTCTGGGTAATAGGAGAACTAAATGGCTTTAGTGATAAATGATAGAGTTAAAGAAACTTCTACCACTACTGGTACAGGTACGCTTTCTCTTGCAGGAGCAGTAACAGGTTTTGAAACTTTTTCATCAGCGATTGGAAATGGTAATACAACTTACTATGCAATCGTAAATAGTAATGGAGAGTTTGAAGTTGGATTAGGAACAGTATCAGCCGCAGCTTTGGCTAGGACTACTGTTATCTCATCATCTAATAGTGATTCAGCAGTAAACTTTTCAGCTGGAACTAAAGATGTTTTTGTAACTTTACCCGCATCAAAAGCAGTTATAGAAGATGCAAGTAGTAATGTTACACTTCCAGCAGATTTATCTGTTGGAGATGATCTTACAGTTTTAGGTGGTGTTATTGACTTCAAATCTAATAGTGGATCACCAGCTGCTTTAAGAATGTATTGTGAGGTTTCAAATGCTCACTATCAAACACTACTACCACAACCACACTCAGCAGCTGCGGGAAACTCATTAAGACTTCCTGATAGTGGTGATACTGGTACACAAGATTTGGTTGCCGTAGATATTTCACAAACACTAACAAATAAAACTTTAACAAGTGCAGTTTTAAATAGCACAATAAGTGGAACTTCAATTAAAGATGAAGATAATATGGCATCTAACAGTGCTAGTCACTTAGCAACACAGCAATCAATTAAAGCATACGTAGATACAGAAGTAGCTTCAATTCCAGTTGGAGATATTACAGCTGTAACAGCGGGTACAAATTTAACAGGTGGCGGCACATCAGGTGACGTTACATTAAACTTAGCTGATGCTTCTACATCTGCTAAAGGAGCTGCATCATTTAGTTCAGATAACTTTGCTGCTAGTTCTGGCGCAATAACAATTAAAGATGCGGGAGTAGCCACAGCAGAAATTCAAGACGATGCAGTAACCCAAGCTAAGATTGGTGATGATGCAGTAGGTGCAGATCAATTAGCATCTAGTGCTGTAGTAACTGCTTCTATAGTTGCGGATGCAGTGACCCAAGCCAAAATTGCAGATGATGCAGTTGGGGCAGACCAACTTGCAGCAAGCGCTGTAGTGACCGCTTCCATTGTAGATTCAAATGTTACAACTGCTAAAGTAGCAGACAATGCAATCACACTAGCCAAAATGGCATCAGGCACAGACGGAAATATTATTTCATATGATGCTTCAGGTAATCCAGTTGCGATAGCAACAGGGAGTGCAGGACAGGTTTTAACAAGTGCAGGTGCGGGAGCAGAACCATCTTTTCAAACACCTACAGTTGGAGATATTACAGCAGTCACAGCTGGAACAAATTTAACAGGCGGTGGAACATCAGGAGATGTTACTATTAATTTAGCAGATGCTTCTACGTCTGCCAAAGGAGCTGCCTCATTTAGCTCAGACAACTTTGCCGCTAGTTCTGGTGCAATAACAATTAAAGACGCTGGTGTGGCTACAGCAGAAATTCAAGACAATGCAGTGACATTAGCAAAAATGGCATCAGGTACAGATGGTAATATTATTTCTTATGACGCTTCAGGGAATCCAGTTGCGATAGCAACAGGAAGTTCAGGGCAAGTTTTAACTTCAGCAGGGGCTGGGGCACAACCATCTTTTCAAACTCCAACAGTTGGAGATATAACTTCTGTTGTAGCAGGAACTGGTTTAACTGGTGGTGGAACATCAGGTGATGTAACTTTAAATGTTGCAGCAGGGAATTTAATTGACGTTCAAGCAGACCAAGTAGATGTAGACTTATCAGAACTTGCAACTTCTACTTCAAATGGAGATGGCGACTTCTTCTGTGTAGTTGATTCTTCTAACAATCAGAAAAAATTAACTAAAGGAAATATTAATAACTCTGGTTTTAATAATGACGCTGGATATACTACAAACACTGGAGACATCACTTCAGTTGTAGCAGGGTCTGGTTTAACTGGAGGAGCTACTAGTGGAGCTGCTACTTTAAACATTGGAGCAGGTACAGGTATTGATGTTGCTGCAGATGCAATTTCTGTAGATGTGTCTGACTTTATGTCTAATGGTTCAAACAACAGAATTGTTACAGCTACTGGTGCTGATGCTATGAACGCAGAAGCTAACGCATCGTTTGATGGTTCAACTTTAGCAGTCACTGGTGCAATTACAGCAACAGGTGATATTACTGCTTTCTCTTCTTCAGATAAGACTCTTAAAGAAAATATTTCTAATATAGAAAATGCCGTAGATAAAGTTTCTAAAATAAATGGTGTTTACTACAACTGGACTTTTGAAGCTCAAGAAAAACATAAACATTTTGGTAAAGAAAAAGAAATTGGTGTCATCGCACAAGAAGTTGAAGAAGTATTACCTGAAATTGTTCAGACAAGAGATGATGGAACAAAAGCAGTTAAATATGAAAGACTGTGTGCTCTATTAATTGAATCTGTAAAAGAACTTAAAAAAGAAATAGAAGAACTTAAATCAGGAGCCTAATTCATGGCTTTCGGTAATAATTCATTTTCGGAAGCGGCTTTCGCTTCAGCAGGTCCTACCTCTGTTAATTTAGTTGGTTTTGGTCTTACAACAAATCTTAACTCTGTTGCTACACAAGGAGAACTTGGAGTTGATGTACCTGTTACAGGTTTTGATTTAACTGTTAATAATACAACACAAATACAAGATACCTTAACTGCTTTTGCTCAAGCGCCTTTTGCTACTGAAAGTCCTAGCACATTTGATCCTCCAAATATTGATATAATAATTGTATCTAATGCAGCTGTAACAGGTATTGCAATGACTGCTAACCTAGGTACAGCAATTACTACTGGAGATGCTTTAACTACTCTAACAGGTATTGCGATGACTGCATCATTAGGAACTGCTGTAGGTGTTGGAAAAACTGAAGCTGATGTTACTGGAATTGCAATGACAGCCGCTCTAGGCACTGCTCTAGCATTTACCGATGTTGTAACAGAGGATGTAACTGGTATTGCAATGAGCACTTCTTTAGGAAGCGTTACTACTTTTGCTAATGCAGATGTTATTCCAACTGGTATTGCAATGACAATGAATGAAGGTACTGCAACAGTTGTTGGACAAGGTACTGTTATTCCAACAGGTATTGCTATGACAGCTGCTCTTGGTACAGCAGTTGCAGATGCTAATAGTTTAATAGATGTGACTGGTATTGCAATGACTATGCAGGAAGGAACTGCAACAGCACCTGATTCATTAGCTATATTAACAGGAATTCAGATGACTATGGCAGAAGGAACTGTACAAAACGTTATATGGACTCCAGTACCTACAGGATCTGCTCCTACTGATCCTCCAGGTTGGAGAGAAGTAGCTTGATTTTAAGCAAAAATAGAATAAAATTAAATATTAAGGAATTAAATTATGGCAAACTCAACCTCAGCTAGTTTAAAATTAACAGTCCAAACGACCGGTGAAAACTCAGGTACGTGGGGAGCTTTTACAAATAGTAACCTACTTGTATTAGAACAAGCTATTGGTGGATATGCTGGCATTGCATTAAATGCAACAACAGGCGCAACTTTAACTTTTTCTAATGGTGTTGTGTCTAATGGTAAAAATCAAGTAATAAAATTAACAGGAACTATAACTACAAATGTTAATGTTATTATACCTAATTCAATTGAAAAAACATATATAGTTGAAAATGCTACTTCAGGTGCTCACACAGTAACTGTTAAAACCACTTCTGGATCAGGTTTTACTTTTGGTACAACTGAAAAAACTCGTGCTATTGTTTATTCAGACGGAACAAATGTTGTTGAAGTAATAAATAACACACAGAATTTATTAGACTTAGCAGACGTAGCTAATACAAATGGAAACTTTATCGTAGGAGATGGTTCTAATCTTGTTGCTGAATCTGGTTCTACAGCAAGAGATTCAATAGGATTAGGAACTACAAACGATGTAGAATTTAATGATGGCAAACTAGATTCATTAGGTATTGGAACTGCAGCATCAGGTACAACTGGACAGATTAGAGCTACAGATGATATTACAGCATTTTATTCTTCAGACATCGCATTAAAAGAAGATATTACAAATATACCAGATGCATTAGAATCCTTGAAAAAATTAAATGGTGTGTTATTTAATTGGAAAGATAAATGGATTGAGCATCAAGGCGGTGAAGACGGTTATTTTGTTAGAAAAAAAGATGTTGGAGTTATAGCTCAAGAGGTAGAAAAAGTATTACCTGAAGCAGTTGCTCAAAGAAAAGATGGAATTAAAGCTGTAAAATATGATAGACTAACTTGTTTATTAATTGAAGCTGTAAAAAAATTAAATGAAAAAATAGAAACTTTAACTAAGGAGAAAAAGTAAGATGGCTATACCACAAACAAATACAAGTATGGATGATATCCAAGATGAATTTGGTGGATCAAATCCAATCTCTTTATCAGAATATTATTCTGGAGGATCAAACGTTCCTTCAGGTTCACCCGCACCTAATGGCCCTATTCCTAGTTCAGGAACTATTTCTATAGGTCAGTTTAGAGGAGCAGAATCTACTACTGATATGTACTATATGGTATTGGCTGGAGGATCAGGCGGTCCTGGACATGCTGCAGGGGGTGGTGGAGCTGGAGGCTTAACATCAAATTATCCTAGTGGAACAGCAGAACCAGTAGCTGCAGGTCAAACTGTAGGTGTTACTGTAGGATCAGGTTCTACAGGAACAGGTGGAACTTCTAACATATCAAGTCCTTCTTTTAACAAAACAGCAAACGGAGGTGGAGCAGGTGGAAACGGAAATAACAACGGCTCTGCTGGAGGTTGCGGAGGTGGCGGTGGAGGTGGAAACACTGCAACGTCAGGAGGATCAGGAAATCAGGGTGGAGACGGAGGAAACTCTCCATCATCAAATGCTTCTCCATCAGCTGGTGGCGGTGGAACTGCTAACAATGGACAATCAAACTCAATGTTTGATGTAGCAGGTCCTGGAGGAAATGGAACTGCTAATAGTATTAATGGATCATCACAAACTTTTGGTGGTGGCGGTGGTGGCGGAACTCATGGTTATGCTGCTTCTCCATTTGGATCAGGAGGAAATGGTGGCGGTGGACCTGGTATGAGAGATTCTGGTGCATCAAATGGTACTGACGGCCAAGGTGGTGGCGGTGGTGGAAACCGTGTTATGGGTCAAACTTCTGGTGGAAATGGAAAAGTAATTATAAGATTTGCTAATAATTTAAGTGGATCTGTTTCTCCAGGTTCAAATTCAATTGCCAATTCTGGAAATGACAGAATAGCTACATTTAACGTATCAGGGAACTTAGCACTATCATGATGACTCAATTTGCAAAATTAGATGAAAACAATAATGTTATAGATATATTTGTAGTTGATCAAGCTGACGTTGATGCTAACGGAGGAGATCAATCTGTAGAAGCTGAAAATTGGGTAAAACAAAATTTATTAAAAGATGCTTCTGCAAGTATAAAACAATTTTCTAATGACGAGTCTTTTAGAGTTAATGGAGCAGAACCAAATGGTGGTTACTACGATTCTACAAATGATGTATTTATTACAGTTAAACCTTTCGCTAGTTGGTCTTTAAATTCTGATTATAAATGGGAAGCTCCTGTAACAGAACCCAGTGCTTATACAGATGCTGCAGTTCCAGATTATTCATTTGCTCCTATTTGGGACGAAGAAAATCAAGTGTGGATTGCTTTTACCACAACTGAACAAAAAGTTGTTTGGAATCCCGATACTTCTAGTTGGCAATAATTATTGATTTTTTAGATTTATAATATATAAATATTTTTATAAAGAAGATAGATATGTATCTAGATAATTATTATTACTATTTTTCAAAAGCTTTTAATGACAAGTTTTGTGATTCTATAAAAGAAATTGCTAAGAATAAAACTTTTGATAAAGGAGTTGTTTCTAAAAAGAAAGCTGAGATGAAAGACTCAAACCATCAATTTAAAAAAAATCTTTCTCTTAGAGATTCTGATATATGTTGGATAAACGAACCATGGATTTATGATTGCATTTATCCCTTGTTGCAAGAAGCAAATAAAATGGCTGATTGGAACTATGAAGTTGATTGTTTTGAAGATTTACAATTTACACGATACAAAAAAAATCAACATTATGATTGGCATTTTGATAATTTAGCTATGCCTTTTAATAACCCAAGTGATCCTTCAATACATGGAAAGTATAGAAAAATATCTTTTAGTATTAACTTATCTGATCCAAAAAAATATGAGGGTGGGCAGTTGCTTTTTGAATTTCCAGGTGCAGAGGAAAATAAAATTGTCGAGTGTGTTCAATTAAAAGAGAAAGGATCAATAGTTTTTTTTCCTTCTTTTATTAAACATAAAGTAACACCTATTACTAAAGGAGAAAGAAACTCTTTAGTAGGTTGGTCTATGGGGTATCCATTTAAATGAGCCAACAATTTAGATATAAGGTACTTCGAAATGTCCTATCAAAAGATCTTTTAGAATTTTTACATAAATACTTTTTGATGAAAAGAAAATCTTTTAGAACTATGTTAAAAGAAAAAATAATACCTCCTTATTTAGAACATTTATTTGGTAGAGCCGAGGATGAAATGGTACCTGGAACAGACTATATTATTTATGGAGATGTTGCTGGTGAAGTTATTTTAAATAAACTAAGGGTAATAATACAAGAAGAAGTAAAAAATTTAAAATCATATGATGGTGGTAGGCTTATAGAGAGTTATTCTTTTGCTAGAATATATAAAAGAGGAAATATTTTAAGTAAACACACTGATAGAAATGCTTGCCAAATATCTGTTACACTTCCTATAGGTGGTGGATTGTGGCCTATATATGTAGATGGCGTAGAATTTATTTTAAACCCTGGGGATATATTAATTTATAATGGTGACTTACCTCATTGGAGAAATAAATTTGAAGAAGCTGAATGTGTTCAATTGTTTTTACATTATAACACTACAAAAGAATTAAAAGAAAAAAACTTAAAAGCATACGATGGTAGATTACACATAGGTTTACCAGCACATAATAATTTAAAGGTTGAATAACATGAGATTTCACGAAGACTGGTTTATTAAAACTGATATCACACAAGTATCTAAAACTAAAAAAGTAGTAAATGATGCTATTAAAAATTTAGAAGAAAACGATTTAAAAGAGTTAAGCACACGAGGAAGTCAATCTAAACAATACGATTTAAAAGAATTATTTTTAAATGATGATAAGTTTCAATTTATATTAGAAAACTGTTCTAATAAAATTACACAAGAATTTGAAAAAAGAAATGGCACTGATCCTCTTATTACTTTAAACAATGCTTGGACTGTAATAGGAGATGTAGGAAGTTTTCATGCAATGCATGCACACAAAAATAAACCACAAAATATTATTTCAACTGTTACATATTTAAGTGTTCCTCCCAAAGATCACAACGATGAAAAATTAATAGACCTAGGAGATTTTTATTATATCTTAAATAAAGACAACAGGTTATTATACTATTCTCATTATCCACAAACCAATGATTTTTTTATATTCCCTTGTTGGATTTGGCATGGTTCTTATCCACAAGTAAAAGGCATAAGACAGACACTTAATATAGATTTTAATATACACAGATGAGATTAAAAAAATTTCCTTTTAATAGTTTTATATTTGGTTGGTACTTACCTCATCAGTTTTGTGATGATGTTTTAAAATGGCATAATGATAATCCTGATTTAACCAGAGAAGGAGGTTGTTTAACTAAAGATGGAAAACCTACTAGGGATAAAGAATATAAAATATCTTCTGATAAAGATTTCGATATAGTTGCGTCTTTTAGTTTATATAAAAAATATATGTCTTTTTTAAACAAAGGAGTTCAAGCATATGCAAAAGTATATCAACCCTTTAATCTTAATGGTGCTCTAGCGGAAAAAGAAGGTATAAATTTTCAACACTATAAACCTGGAGAAGGTTTTAAAGCTTGGCATTCTGAAAGATTAGTTATGCAGAAAACTACTAGAGTTATGGTTTTCATGACTTATCTTAATAATGTTAAAGAAGGTGGAACAGAATTTTACAATCAAAAATTAAAAGTAAATGCTGAAAAAGGATTAACTTTATTGTGGCCATCTGATTGGACACATACCCATAGAGGAATTATTTCAGAAGATCAAAATAAATATATACTTACAGGATGGTTAAATTATGAATAAAGTAATAATAGATGACAACTTTATGTCTGAAGAAAATAAAAAATATGTAGATGAGTTTATACTAGGAAGTGATTATCCTTATTATATTCAAGAGAACTCTGTAGAAAATGATAATCATATTTACATGGTTCACACAGCAGTGACAAGACCAGAAGGACATGATCCTAGTTATCCTGTTGTAAATTCTTCAGAGTCAACTGCACTATTAGAAATACTATATGACTTTGTTGAGAAACATAAAATAAATTGTACAAGAATTTTAAGATGCGCTGTTAATATATCATTTAATAATGGTTTTGAAAAAACAGCTAGTCATGTTGACCATAAATATAAACATAAATCTTTATTAGTTTATTGCACTGATAATCCTGAAGCTAGTACGGTTTTAGAAAAAGATAATAAAATATATAAACAAGTGGAAACTAAAAAATATAGGGGTTTATATTTTGAAGACTATAAACATTATTTAAAATACCCTAAAAAAGATATTAGAGTTGTTATAGTTTTTACTTTTAAATAGAATGAATATTAATTTTATTGAAACTTATCTAACAGATGTTACATACCCTACAAAAGAACAGCAAGAAAAAGAGTTGTGGGATGTTTCCGGCATTATTAAAAATAAAAGTAATCAAGTGTTCAAGTTTGATACTAGAAATTTAAGTTCTTTTAAAGAAGGAGTAGGTAAAAAAAGTCATTTAAAAACAAAAGCAGATAAGATGGTTTTTAAAATAAAGGATAAATATTTACTTATAGATTTAGAAGAGCTACATAATTATATAAAAGATAATAATTTAAAAATGATTAACATTAAAGAAATAATATCTAAGTTAGATTGGAATATAGTATTATGATTATTCATAAACATTTAGAAAAAAAAATTAAAATAGATTATTTTTTTGTACAAGGTGTAATAAAAATTAATGCTAAATCTTTAATAAACAAAATTAAAGAGGGATGTGAAAAAGAAGGTAATTTAAATTACCAGACTAACATAATAGACAAAATGACTAGTTGGAAACATTTTAACAATGATCCGGAATTTTTAGGTGTCTTAAATACACTAATCGATTATGTAGATTCTAACATTAATTTTCCTACATACAGTTTAGCTGATTCTTGGGGATTTAGTTGTTCTAGTGGAGGCAAAACTATAAAGCATAACCATAGAGGGAATGAATGGTCGGGTGTATTATATTTAAATAGTCATGATCAAACTTTAGATTTTGATGCGATTAATGAAAAAGTAAAACCAGAGGAAGGTGTATTTGCTATATTTTCTTCTTTTTTAGATCACGAAGCAAAGATTCATAGATTTAAAAATACTAAATATGGCATTAGTTTTAATCTAAAAGATAATGGCTTTTTTACTTAAAAGCATATATATTTATTTAATATGCTACAAAAACTTAATTTTAAGCCAGGATTTGATAAACAAATTACAGACTCAGGTGGTGAATCACAATGGGTTGACGGTGATTTTGTTAGATTTAGATATGGTTTACCAGAAAAAATAGGTGGTTGGTCACAGATAACCACAGGTAATAAAACTTTACCTGGAGTAGCAAGGGCACAACATGATTTTACTTCTATAGCTGGAGAAAAATATGCAGCTATTGGAACCTCTCAAGGTTTATTTTTATACTATGACGAAGAATTTTTTGACATTAGTCCTTTAGATGATGATGTTATTACCGGTTGTACTTTTACTGTTACAGCTGGATCTCCTACAGTAACAGTTAATAAAACGGGCCATGGATTACTAGATGGAAGATATATAACTTTCACTGCAGTAACAGTTCCTACAAGTTCAGGTTATGCAATAGCAGATTTTACAGATAATACTTTTGAAGTATTAAACAAAACAAACAATACTTTTCAAATTACAATGCCTACTAACTCAGCAGGTGCTAGTACTGCTACTGGATCAGCTACAGTTAATCCTTATGAGATTGTTGGTCCAACTTTTCAAACAGCTGGTTTAGGTTGGGGAACATCTACATGGGGATCAAGTACATGGGGAACTGCTAGTGCAACTAGTAACGTAACTTTAGATGCAGGCCTCTGGAGCCTTGATAACTTTGGTCAGATATTAGTTGCAACAATTCATAATGGCAAGACATATACTTGGAATGCTGGTGCAGCTTCACCAAGAGCAAATAGAGCAGCTATCATGGCTAATGCTCCTACTAAATCTAGGCTTACACAAGTATCAGATAGAGATAGACATGTGTTTCATTTTGGAACTGAAACAACTGTTGGTAGCTCTACAACTCAGAACCCAATGTTTATAAGATTTAGTGATCAAGAAAATTTTAATTCATATCAACCCACTGCAACTAACACTGCAGGTACTTTTTTATTAGATAAAGGTAATGAGATTAGAGCTGCTGTATCAGGTAAAGACTACACTTTAGTTTTAACAGATCTGGCTGCTTATGTAATTCAATATGTAGGACCACCATTTACTTTTTCTGTAAGACAAGTTGGAACTAACTGTGGGTGTATTGGACAAAATGCATTAAGTTATTCTAATGGTGAAGTATACTGGATGTCAGGTGAAGGAGGTTTTTTTAAATTTGATGGTACAGTAAAATATTTACCATGTTTGGTAGAAGATTTTGTATTTACAACAGGTGGAGATCATCTTGGAATTAATTATGCTTCAGGCCCTCTTGTTTATGCAGAGCATAATACTTTATACAATGAAATTAATTGGTTCTACCCTAAATTTGGTTCTTCTCAAATAGATAGATGTGTAACTTATAATTACGCTGAGAATGTGTGGACTACAAGTTCTCTTGCAAGAAGTAGTTATCTAGATCAAGGGGTATTTGAACTTCCTTATGCTACTGATTATAATAAAACAGCTTTACCTAATTTTCCAATACAAGGAATTACAGCAACCTATGGAGCATCAACTTACTATGCTCAAGAAACAGGGACCGATCAGGTTAACAGTTCAGGTACTACTTCTATTGATGCTTTTATTCAATCGGGGGATTATGACATAGCTAACAGATCTAGTGGTTTAGGAATGCAAACGGGTGTTGCAGATTTTAGAGGAGATGGTGAGTTTATTATGTCAGTTAAAAGATTTATACCTGACTTTCAATTATTAGAAGGCAATTCAAAAATTACTTTGTTACTAAATGATTACCCTAATAACACAGCAGCTAGTTCTTCACTTGGACCCTTTACAGTTACCTCAACAACTGATAAAGTAGATACACGAGCAAGAGCGAGATTAGTAGCACTCAAAATAGAAAATGATGCTGTGGGTGAAACATGGCGTTATGGTACATTAAGGCTTGACGCTAAACCAGATGGAAGAAGATAATGGCGATAGATAAGAGAATAAATTATATTGGCGGAGGAGAAGTAACAGACACATATCAAGGTGGAAGTGGAGCACCAGGCAGTGCTGAAGCAGGTAAGGCTGTTGGAAGTGTAGGAGGACCTTCATATGATAGTGGTCCCGATGTTAATTATGGCGGATCAGAAAGAGATTTTATACAAACTTTAAATAATAATAATTTCATAAGAGCTAATCAGACAGGTAAAAAATTTAGCCCTTTCAATCCTAACCCTAGAGGTAGTGGTTTAAGTAATTTAGTTAAAACATTATTTGGCTTTGCCGTGCCTGGATCAAGTTTTCTTTTTAACGAGGGTATAGGTAAAGCACTTGGTAAATTTAGAAAAGATTTTACGGGTTATGATACTCAAGAAGAATATGAAAATGCTAAACAACAAAGAATTAATCTTGGTAGAATTAACACAATACAAAATACTTTAGATACAAAATACGAAGATGGAGATTATACCATGACTGACTTAGATGAAAGACTTGCAGGTTTACAAAGAGGTTTAGGAATTGTTCCTAATACTCCAGCGCAAAATACGCAACAATTTCTTGATTTTAGTAATCTACCTGAATTACAGTTTGAAGGTATACAAACATTAGCACAACCTAATATAAATTCTTCTCTACCAATGGGAGTAGCACCTAATAATTATAACAGGCAATTTATAGAACCACTTGCTCCTAATTTAGAAGATCCAGTGAAAGATCAAGTTGGCTCTATAGAGAACCTAATGGCAAAATTATCTAATTTTGAAAATAGAGAATACAACACTTTAAAAACTGGTAAAGAATTGGGTATGAATAGTGAAGAACAAAATCAAAGATTACAAGAATTAGAAGAAAAGAAAAATGAAGCTATGCTTTCATCTGGTACAATGTTTTCGTAATGGCTAAGATAACTGCTTACATACCTGAACCAAAAGAACAATACGAGGTTGAAAATTTAAGACAAATTCTTCAATCATTAGATACTATTAAAAATGAATTAAATTTTGCTTTTCAAAATGACTTGAAAGAAGAACAGGATACATATAATTATTTCTTATCATGACAATACAATATAAAAACGCTAGTAAAATATTAACTGATACAGCTATGACAACTGTTTTAACTATAACTACTTCAGCTATTGCTATTATAAAATCTGTATATATATCTAATAATAGTACAGGGGCTGTATTAGCTAATTGTGATTTAAGAGATTCTTCTGCCACTACAGATATAGAGTTTTTTAGAAAAGATATACCTGCTACAAGTACAGTAAATGCCACCGAACAGGGGTTGAATTTAGAAGCAGGAGATGCTATAAAAGTTCAAGCAGAAACCGCTAATAAACTTGAAGTAGTAGTTGGTTATGCTTTAATAGATAGGTCACAACAGAATGGATAATATATTAAAAATTGATTGTACAACAACAGTAGTTCTAAGAAATACTAGAACGAATAAAGTATATAAAGACGAAACCGAGAAAGAAGCTGATATAGCTGACCCTAATACTGAAACAGTAGCAGAACATATTGCACAAGATCTTACAGTAGTAGTGTCACCGAAAGGATTAAACCTCTTACAGAAAGCAATGAATGATAATAAGAAACCAACTACCTAAAGGTGGAACAGAGTTACAATTTAGTTATTTAGAAAAATACGTTGACAAAGAATTATTAGATCAAGTTCAGATTACAACATCTGTACCTGAAAAAATTCCGTTACATCCTACTAAAGTAAATATACTTTGGCAAAAGAATTCATACGATCAACCGAATCTTGCACCATGGTTTAAAAACAAAAGCAACCATCATAAATATGATTGGTATGTATTTAATTCACATTGGAACTTTGAAAAATTTAGAATGATGTTTGGTATTCCTACAGAAAAATGTGTAGTTATTAAAAATGGTATAGACACAATACCAAAAGCTGCACCTTATGAAGAAGGACAGCCTATAAAAATTATTCACCAGAACACACCTTGGAGAGGTCTATCTGTATTACTAGGTGCAATGCAGTTGGTAAAAAATCCTTTGATTAGTTTAGATGTTTATTCTTCTACAGAAGTATATGGAAAAAGATTTTATGAAGAGAATGATCATAACTATACAGAATTATATAAACAAGCTGAAGATTTACCTAACGTAAATTACATAGGTTATAAATCTAATGACTACATTAAATCAAACATGCATAAATATAATATGTATGTCTACCCTAGTATTTTTGAAGAGACATCTTGTATATCTTTACTAGAAGCTATGGCTGGTGGACTATATTGTATAACAACTAATTATGGAGCTTTATATGAAACAGGTGCAGAGTTTCCAATGTATATTGTTTATGATGATAATCACAGAAGGCTAGCAGAAAAATTTGGTTATGGAATAGAAGCTGCAGCAAAAACTTTACATAATCCACATATACATAATCATATGGAATCGCAATCTCATTATGCTCATGTTTATTACAGTTGGAATAAACAAGCAGCCGCATGGGAAAGATTTTTAAAAGGAGCGATTGGTGCAAAGTCCTAATAAACCTATCTGGTTTAATAAACCAGAAGAGGAAGTAACAGAAATACATGTAGGTAATGTTTCTCCACATAAGATAATGGTATGTACACCTTGTCATAGTGATACATCTATGCATTACACTCAATCAGTTTTAAAATTTCAACAACAGTGTATACAGAAAAAAATACAGGTTAGTTTTACATTACTGAAATCATCATTGGTTACACAAGGTAGGAATTTATGTGTATCTGAAATGTTAAACCATGAAGATAATTACACTCATTTATTATTTATAGACTCAGACATTGACTTTCAGTTCTCTACTATTGAAAAAATGTTAGAGGCAGATCAAGATGTTATTGCATGTCCTTATCCTATGAAGATGATAGATTGGGATAAAATTTGGAGAAGACTAAATACTAAAGAAGATGCTATTACTTCAGCTGACGATTTAGTTAGAGCTGGTTATACTTACCCAATTAAAGTAAAAGACAATGCTAACATAATAGCTGACAAAGGTATTATAGAAGTGACACATGCTCCTACAGGATGTATGTTAATTAAAAGAAAAGTATTAGAGGGTATGATTAGACATTACCCTGAGCTAGAAATATTTCAACCTACTTACATTAATGGTAAAGAAGAGAAAAAAGATAATATGTATAATCTTTTTGATACTATTCATGACCCTGAAACAAAACGTTATTTTGGAGAAGACTTTGGATTCTGTCAAAGGTGGGGTGATATGGGTGGTAAGGTTCATATCTATGTTATGGATGTAATAACACATGTTGGAGAGTTTCAGTATTGTGGTCGATTTTATGATGATTTATATCAAGGTCATAGGCCTGCAAAACATGCCAAACCTCTTGACGAAGATAAAAAAATCAAATAAAGTATAGTATTTTCAGGACGTCTGTGCCTGCTCAACAATGCAAATATATTTAAATTATGACAATATCAAGAATGCAAGTACCTAGAGAACAATACGGATTAGGAAGTATCTTCAAAGGCATTAAAAAAGCTGTATCTGGTGTAGTTAAAGGTGTTAAAAAAGTTGCTAAAAGTCCTATAGGTAAAGCTGCTATGCTTTACTTTGCGCCTATGGCTTTTGGACAATCTGCTGGTTTAGCTGGATATCAAAGTGGTTTATCAGGAATTATGAGTTCATTAAAAGGAACAGCTTTAGGTGAAGCATTGACAACTAGTGGAAAAGGTTCAGCTTTAGGAAATTTTGGTAAAGTGTTTGCGGGTGGTTC